TTCATAACGAAACCACCCGTGTTCATTAGAGGGAGTGATTTGATAGGTTTTGTTTGTATCAGGAGAGGTAAATGTCATTTCACAGACCATTGATAAAGTCAGCAAGAGCGTCTTTGTATTCAGTTTCAGTCTGGAAAGTACGACCGTAGATAGTACGGGGATAGGTTACATTCTGTCGTCCAGCATCAGCAACCATACGGCAGTCTTGTTCATCATAACCCATTTCAATCAGGGTTTGAACGTAGGGGTTTGAGTTAGTCTTCATACTACTGGGACACTTTAGAGGATCCAAGTTACTGTTCAGAACAGGTTGCGTCCAAATTGTCCACACAGATAGAATGCCATTCCTTTATTGTTCAGAGTCACACCTGCAAATGTCAATGGAGTATAATCATTACGCTTGGTTTTAGATGCTTTGGTGCGAATCTGCAGCAGACCATTGGGACCAGTAATCGTGTGCGATGGTTTACCCTTACGATTCACAAATCCTAGTTGGTCAAGTTCAACACCTTGCTCAAATGCAGTGCGAATCTGCTCACTAATGAACTCGTAATCCTCACGCAGTTCCTGATAGTGTTCAGGATGAGTTTCCTCATTCAGAATCGCACAACCCAGATATTTGTTGTTACGGTTGAAACCAACATACAGAGTTTGTTGTAGTTTCTGTCCTACCTTGCTATCATCAAAAGACACAGAATCTTCGATGATTTCAGACAAACAGTGCTTCAATTGTGTTGCTGCAATAGTTTGCCCAACAGTGAAAGTCTTAATCTCTCCATCCTCAAGATCTTTGAGGTCAGACGAGTTAGGAACTCCGAGGACAGTTTCTAACAGTTGACCGCGAGCACCTTTGTTCTTGCCAGGTGCATCAATCTTGTCAAAGTCAGTTACTTTCAGTGTGCCATAAACCTGAACCGTGGTAAGTTTGCTCATTGTGGTTAGTGCTTATAATTGTGGAACACTTTAGAGGATCCAAGTTTCTATCACAGAAACTTTGCATTTACTCCGATTACTTTTGCTGTAGGATTTCGTGCTGTTGCGGTCTCCCTTGCCGCTTTAGGGTCGTTGGCATATACTTCCTCCTTAAAGACTTTGCCACCGACATATAGTTGAACTTCGTATTTCATTTGATGTTCAGGTAGGGTTGATTGTAAATCATATGGTCAAGAATTATGCCAATCTTCTGGCGATAAGTCTCATCATAGTTCTTGGAACATTCTTCATATGCCTCGTAGAGTTTGATATAAAGAGTGTCCCAATGTTGGCGACTGATAGTGTTAGTCATCGTTAGGATTAACTTCTTTGAGAACTTGAGTGAATAAATCTATTGCTGCTTGATTACAGTTGTCCTCTTTGAGTCGATAGATGTAGAACTCTAATGCTTCAGTGAGTGCCTCTTGTTTGAGTTCTTCCCAAGTTGGATTAGTCATACTAATTGAAGTTCTTGTGCAGGTTGAACAGAATAGGTGAATCGTTTGGCAGTGATTGATACTTTGTTGGCAGGTGCTCCAAGTTCATCAACAACATCCCAAAAATCTTCACCTTCTTCAATTACAACATAACCGAAAGTTCCAAGATTTGAGAGTTGCTTACGACCACATTGTTTTGCATCATTTAGATTGCCAAATCGTTCCTTACGGTTCCACCAACCCGTGCGGGCAATGTCATCAGAAGGACCGAAAGAGATTGTGATAAAGTCAGACATAATCAGGCAGGAAGGATACAGAAAGTTCCACAGAAACCGCGAACCCATTGTAGAGTTTCGTGATAAGATGTGCGAGGGTTGCTCATCTCCATTGTAGAACCGTTGCGAGGATTGTGTGCAACAGCAACATATTTGTTGCCGCAATCAGCATTACCAATTTGCTCAATCCACATTTGATTGACTTTACCTTCCTTCCAATTCGTGTGGTAGGAGTAGACTTCGGAAACGATGGTGTTGTTCATACTACTAGGACACTTTAGAGGATCCAAGTTACTAACCCCTACCAAGTGCCACGCTGAACATGAATCTTGCGAATCTCAGTGTAAAGAAACTGTTTCAATTTCTTGTCTTCAGTATTATCAAAAGCATAATGAAGTCGTGCCAGATACTCATCAGGCGTTGCACATTTGATAGTCTCTTTGTTACTCATTCCAATCTCATTGAGTGAAGAACCTGCCTTAACTTTGCTTTTTCCCCAATTTCCAGTTACACGACCTTCTGTGCGAAGTTTAGGTTTAATCTTGGAGAGGTTAGAGTAAGTCATTTCAGTTACCTTCAGAGATTTGATTTACAATGTTACGGGCAAACTTCATAAAATCATAGGCAGTCACACCGCCTTTGTAGTTGTCAACAGTATAACCATCAAGAACATCAGATTGATTGTAGGTATTGACAATCAGCAGACAAGCATCATAAAGTGCTGCAAGATGCTCCTCTTTAGTGTGAAACTGAATTGCATTGTAGGATGGGAGAGTCATAATCAGTTTGCAGGTTCAGTAATCCAAATTGCACGATCAGTTCCCATAGTAAACTGATTGTCCCAGATGAAATGAGTTGCCTGTTGATTGCTCATTTGCAACTCACTCATCAGAAAGTTGAGTGCCTCTTTGAAAGTTTGGAAGCGATGTGTTTTCCTCATACTACTGAGACACTTTAGAGGATCCAAGTAAGCATTACCAACTCTTGGCAGCAGTAAAGTTTGCGTGAGAGAATGTCTCGCGGTCAACTACTTTATAGGTGCCAAACTTATTGGTGATGACATAACCCTCGTGAAAGGATTGCACATCCCACAGATAACATTCAATCTCATCCTCTTCGTGAATGAACAGGAACAAATCTGCTTTAATAGATGCAACCAACTTCCACAAACGAATCAGGTTCTTATCACAATCACATTTTTCTGCAATTTCATCCTCACAGATGACCCGTTGCTCCCTGATGCAGGAGTTAATCTCTTTTTTGATTTGTGTTGCCTTCTTATCGCTCACAAACTCGCATAGGGTGCTCATTTGCTTGGCAAACTTACACACATCCTCCAAATCCTCACGATAAGGGCTCAACGATGCTTCAGGTTGCACCCACTTCACATTCTCACAGTCAGGGACATCTGCACCAAACGATGCAACACACTCCCGCAGATTAGGACCAGAATAGGTAGTGTGAGGGGCAAAGACAATTGCCTCTTCTACTACACTAGGAAACTTGTAAGTGATAGTGTTGGGGCAATAAGTATCGTTCCCACCGTATCCGATGAAGTCACCTTGTATGATACCACCAATTCGGGGCAGATTGTCGAAGCAGGCAATAAGAATCTCTGCAACGCGAACAGTGTCACCGTGATTACGCAATATGTCTTCAATACTATAATTAACCTTGATTTTTTTCTTGTTGAACACAGACTTGGTGCCCACAAAAAACTTACCAGTCTCAGGATCTGTGCCGAAGACTATAGCAGGACTTCCATCAATCTTGACGCTTACCGTACTATCAGACTCTACAAACCAGTCCAGAACAGTAAGATCACCCATAAGGATGCAGTCTTCAGGGTGCTCAAGGTGCTTATTTTGCATTGGTTTGGTGCTCATACTACAAGGACACTTTAGAGGATCCAAGTTAGAAACTCAAACCTCAACCAGTTTACGAAGACGATTGCGAATGTCAAAGAGTTCCATTTCATCTATATCTGCACTGTCCAAATCTACAGGTGCAAACTCTTCAAGATTCACATTACCATTTGAATTGATGGGAGCATAATACAACTCATCACCATCTTCTTGTGACAGAGTATAAACGCAACCGTGGTCAGGGTAAGTAACAAAAATCATTGGAGTTTCACGAACAAAGGTACAATAAAGGAGCACAAGCAAAAAAGCAAGTGCTCCTGTGCCAGTTTATCAAGCGGCACGACGCTTGGGTTTCTTTACTTCAGGCAGAGTATCTTCATTGACAAAGTTATACACTGCAGAGGTAGAACGATTCACAAACAGAAGAGTTTGGTTGATAAACTTGCGAACTTTATTGCTTCCATCGTTCTCATTGAAAGAGCGAATCAGGAACTGACTCACTGCAACAACAAATGCACAGATAGTAGCAACATTATAGACAAGAGTATCAAAGAACTTCCAGTAAAAAGTCATTCAGAGATGAGTGGTTATACTACTAGGACACTTTAGAGGATCCAAGTTGGCATCACACAGGAAGTTGTGCTTGTGAGGTACTTTTGGGAATAATTAGGTCTTCCATTATGATTTGTTTCGGAAGAAAGTTCCAGCAATAGTAACTGCTACTGAAGGTAATCTTATCGTTTGCTCTACCATCTGGACTATGAAACTTCATACGCTTATCAAACATCAGCAGTTGCAAATCCTTATCCTTAAACAACTGCTTAGGAGCACTATCATTCAACCAAGTGTTAGTCATAATGAGAGCAAATGGTTTCTCAAATGATAGTGCTCGCTCAAAGAACTTGCGTTTGTTTGTGAATGGTGGATTAGATACAATCATATCCCATTCAGGTGGTTCATAAGTGAAGAAATCCTGCCCCAAACTAATGTGAGAGTGGACTACACTATTCTGATATGAGATTTGCTTGACAAACTCACTCTCAGCAGTATCAAATGGACACCATACAGTAGCACCTTTGGGAATATATTTGAGAATGGGAGTTACACCATAAAACGGAGTGTAACATTCATCGTTGTTACCCTCCGAATACATTAGTTTTCCGCTGTCAAGTGTCATACGATACGAGTACCAAATTGATAGATTTCTTTCTTAGTTAGATTGCCAGAGAGGCGAGGATCCTTGTGCTTACCGTTAATCTTACGCCCCCAATCTTTCTCAAGTTTGGGAAGCAGAATCATCAACACATCATCACCAGTAAGTTTCCAGACTTCCACTACTTTACCACCATCATATCGGGCAATATAGTGATTGGAATACTTGCCAAGTTTTTCCTCAATCAGATAGCGTTCCTGTTCTTCCCAGGTATCTTGAACGCTGATACCATTATAAGTGCCATTGATAGATTCTGCAATAGTGGTCTTATACTCCAACTCTTCTTCATTATCATAGGCATCAGCACCAGAATAAGTTTCTGCTACTTTATGCCCAAGAATACCCGCAAGATGAATCTCTCTTGCACGGGCATAACTGAATGGATCTCCCCAACCTTGTTGCTCACAAAGTTGATACATTTCCTCAAATAGTTCTTGAAACTTTTGTTCGGGAGTCATCTAATAAACATATCTAAAGAAGAGACACTTTAGAGGATCCAAGTTGGCATCACACAGGAAGTTTGCCCATTGATACACCTTTCTTGTGGTCTGTGATATATTTGCGGGCAGAACTCTCAGTCCTACAAAGTTTATCAAGTTGCTGACCATTGTGAATGATGAGATACTGATTCCCGTAAGGAATTCCAGCATATGTATCTTTGAACATCGTGAATCCTTGTTTCATAGTTACACTTTCCAAAAAATCGGTGATTTGATTGCAGCGGATGACCTATGACACCTCTGCAGTAGAATTGCAAAAAAATCAGGGTTTTGCTGTAGTGGTGGGCAGGGTTCTCAGTGAGACTGGGGTGAGACTCACCGCCTCACCACCGACACGGCAGGTTCTCCCTTTTCAAAAATTGTATC